TTTTATACGGACAGTTGTTCTTACAACCAACAAGAACAGCTGAGTTTATTATATTAGATTTCAATATTCAACCGACAGGAGCTAGCTTCCCAGAATAATCTAAATAAATTTATAAAAGGGTAGGACTTCGGTTCTACCTTTTTTACTTTGCTGATATTTATATTAAAAATAAGGACATGAATGGCATTAACACCAACATTACCGGATATTAGCCAAGCAGATTTATTTTATTCTGCATTTTCTTGGGAACCAAAGTATTCGAATCGTTTTATTATGCAAATTGCTGGTACTAACATTCCTGCATATCTAATTAAAGCTGCAGCTCGACCATCAATGACTAACGGTGAGATTGTATTAGATCACATAAACGTTGACCGTAAAGTTAAAGGGAAATCTAGATGGAATGATATTGCAATCACATTGTATGACCCAGTTACAGCTGAAGGCGCGACAGAGGTTATGGAATGGATTCGTTTTCATCACGAATCACAAACTGGTCGCGATGGATATGCATCAGATTATAAACGTAATATCGAATGTTATGCATTATCGCCGATGGGTGAAAAAATTGAAAATTGGACGTTAATGCACGCATGGATTGGCGATTCTAATTTTGGAACTATGGATTGGGCTACAGAAGATGCAATGACAATAGAAATCACATTGAAATACGATTACGCAATATTCCAATATTAAACAATAAAATACTAGTATCTAGAATGGGGGCATTGACCCCCATTTTTTGTGTTCATACATATTTATATAAAAGTTATAAAAGGTAAAGTTATGAGCATGACAGATAGATTATCAGACCAAAGTTTGATACAATTAGCAAAAAAACAGTATGAAGAATCGAAGCGCACACAGATGCCTTCTGAAATATTTACGTTAGTTAGCAATGGATTAGTATATCCAAAAAATCATCCACTTCGTGACGGAAAAATTGAAATGCGATATATGACTGCATATGATGAAGATATCTTAACTAACGCTTCATATATGCGCGAGGGTATTGTATTAGATAAGTTACTAGAAGCATTAATAGTAACGCCAGTTGATTATTCTACAATTGCTAAGATTGACAAAAATGGATTAATTATTGCAGCTCGTATTGTTTCATATGGTAAAGAATATGATGTACTAGTTAAAGATCCAAAATCCGGCAAAGAGTTAGAGCGTACGGTAGATTTAACAAAATTAACAGCTCCTACATTTAATATTCAATCAGATGATAATGGCGAATTCGATTATACTGTACAAGATGGAACAACTTTAAAATTTAAGTTTTTATTAAACGGAGATGGCGACGATCTAAAAATATCAGATTTTTTAGCACACACCATTACGCAAGTAAATGATTCTAGAAAAACAGAAGATATACAAGATTTTATTCGTTATAAATTTATGGCTAAGGATTCTAAAAAATTCAGAACACACTTAACAAAAAATACGCCAGACTTAGTACTAGATTATGAATTTGAAGGTGAAGATGGGAGCACCTTCAAATCAGGGTTTCCGTTTAGCTCAGACCTTTTTTGGTTTTAAGCCCGAAGATCGAGTTAGTTTGCATGAAAGTTTATTTAATTTAATTTGGGCCGGATCCGGCCGTTGGGATTGGCAGACTTTGTATACAATGCCAGTACATATACGTAGATTTTGGATTAGCAAATTAAATAAAATGCAAGATGAAAAATTAGCTCAGGAAGAAGCTAATAAATCAAAACGACCATCTAAGAAATCTAAGGTAGTAAAATCGCCATTGTAATATTTATAATTAAATAGATTGATATAAAAATGGCAAAAACTGCAGCAGATATAGCAAGTGATTTAGCAGCTAGTATTGGAAACTTAAATACAATATATACTGATTTTGGTACTGAAGCACTAAAAGCAGGCGGATTTGATTATTTAGGACAAAAAGCTCGAGGAGCATATGATGAAATCAATATTCTAGAAAAGTTAAATCTTAAATTACAATCCGGGTTTCAGGTAAGCACAAAACGTGCAGCTGAATTAGGATATGCATTAGACGGAGTTGGAAAGTCTCTTAAGGTTAATTCCGATAAATTGAAAACATATGTTGTTGAACTAAATAAATTAATACCAGGACAAGCTAGATTTTATAGACAAAGTAGTGATTTTTCTACACAGATATTAAAAGAATCAGACTTAATACGAAATAAACTTAACTTATCAGCTGAAGCACTTCAGGGTGTGTTAAAATATCAATCAGCAATAGCTCCAGGTAAAACATCTGCAGATCTTGCTGAGTCTTTTAAAGCATCGAGTAAAGAATTAGAAGATTTCGCTTCTGAATTATCAAAAACATACGATGGCGCATTTGCTGATATTTATGATGGAATTGGGAATCTTCCAACTTCAGTTGCAATGCAATTCGGGAAGAGTCCTGTACAATTAGCTAAAGCTGTTATTGAAGCAAAAAAATTAGGAATATCTCTAGAAAAAATTACTAGTATAGGTGAAGGGTTTCTAGATGTTGAGTCAGCAATTAGCAATGAAATTGAAATGCAAATTTTAAGTGGCAAAGAATTAACTGCTACAAACGGAAAAAGCTTAACTACAGAAATTCAAAAAGCAACTTTACAAAAAGATGCATTACGTTTAACAGAATTAATGCGAGATTATTTATTAGAGAATGGAGAACAATTAGCAGAAAATCCATATTTGTTACAAAAGTCTGCAGAAATGTTTCAATTAACAAATGATGAATTATTGAGTGCATATTCTCAATTAAAGTTAAATAATGCTATTCAAGCAGAAACAGTTGGGTTAGCATCGAAAGAAGCCGATATTGCAGATACAAGAAATGCTACAGAAAAAGCACTAGATCAGGAGCAAATGGCATATCGAGATCAAATGGTTGACTCATATAAAAATGTCGAGAATTTTACTACCTCAGTGACAACGCTTACAAATACATTTGCTGATTTACATAAAAATGCAATGGATACTGCAACAGGTGTTGCTGCAGCCCTCGAATCAAATAAAACATTAGTTAGTACAATATACGGATATTATAAAAGTGTAATGACTGGAATGGATGTTTTAAATGACATGAAATCAGGTAAAATTGGCGCTGTTAGTAGTCCAGGATGGCTAACAAATGATGGCACTACAAAACCCGTAGAAGATGTATTCATACCTGCAGGAGGATCTAATACAGTTGTGTCGGGACCTAAAGGATCATTTTCACTTGACCCGGATGATGATGTAATTGCTATGCCAAACGCACGTGCAGCATTATCAAATAAAGGAGATGCATCTGCAATTATTGCTGCATTACAAGGAATGAGTTTTCATGTAACAAATGTGTTTGACGGAGATCGAATACAGTCTAGTTTGTCAATACGACAAGGACAAAAACTTAATAATATTTCATAAGGAAAACTATGCCAGATACGCCAATATATAATCCAGCTGGATATTCATACCCTACAAAAGATGCACTTACTAGTAATATAGGTAATGTTAGTCCAAGTGCTATATGGATTAATCCAATAAAATCTGCAACTTTTGGTGCTATATCTGGTTTAAGTAATCCTATAACTACATCAATTGTACAAGCAGTTGGATCTAAATTATTTAAGACTAAAAAACTAGACGGAATACTTGATGACCGAACTGAGAATCTCGGACAACCATATTCATTAATTCCATTTAGTCGTAAAAATGAAATGGTTAATTGGCCAACAAAATATAAAGATACTAGGTCATTTAAAGGATATAAATTTAGTGTTGATAATGTTCGATTAGACGGAGCTTCTGCAGCATCTAGAAGATTATTTAATGCCGATTCTCGAGGAAGTAAATTTAGTATTGCATATGCAGCAGCAACAGCTTCGCCAGGCGGAGCATACCAATTATTCAATTTAGAAACAATGTATGGTTGGGGTAATCATGGATCTCCTACTGCGTTAAGAAGAGACTTTACTGCGAGAAGTAATGTTGCAACAAGATGGGATGCTGCAAATAAAGAATGGACGCCAACGAAAAATCCTATAGAAATTGCAACTGAGTTTCTTGGAGATAAAATAAATGTTATTGATTATAGTAAAAGAAAATTATCTGATGTATATCAATGGAATCCTAGATCAATTAACTTAGGCAAAAAAATTAACGGATTCTTAGAAAAAACAGATTTAACAAAAGACTTTATTAAATTTTATTTTACCGGCCCAAATCTTCAAAATGGGAAGAGTGATGCGATAGATGATATAATGGTATTTAGAGCAATTATAGATTCATTTAGTGATACACATACACCAGGTTGGACTGCAGTTAATATGGTAGGACGTGCAGACCCAAATTATATGTATACAGGTTATAGTCGAGAAGTTAGTTTATCATTTACAGTTTATGCAACTAGCCGAGACGAAATGAAACCGATTTATAGAAAATTAAATGCGTTATCATCATATACTGCCCCAGAATATTCTGCAAAAACTATTGCATTAAAAGCTCCGTGGTTACGAATGACAATAGGTGATTTATTAGTACAACAACCGGTACTTATCAATTCATTGTCATATACATTTATTGATTCTGATACAACGTGGGAAATTAATCTAGAAGATGATCCTACCATGATGCAAGCTCCTCATAAAATTAGTGTGTCTATGGGATTAAATGTATTAACAGATTATCTTCCTCAGAAAAATGGTAAAATGTATACGTTAGCTAAACAATTTAATGATCAAGCAAAAACTCTTGCAGGCGGGGATAATTGGCTAAGTGATTTTGACGCAGCTAATACGTTAAGCAATGAACGTTTTTTAAATTGGCAAGGCGCATTAGACCAAACGAAGATTTCTAAAGATTTAACTACAGATATCACACCGCAAAATTCAGGAATAAACAAATAAGAAATATATGAATCGATATAACACAGCACCAACTATAACAGATAATGTTACGGGAACTAGAAAATTATCTACAATGATAATACCAGTTCCACCGTCTAGCAATTCAGATGTATACATACAAACGACATCAATCGAACGGTTAGATTTATTAGCTAATAAATTTTATGGAGATTCGACATTATGGTATTTGATTGCGGCTGCAAATGGTTTAGGAAAAGGATCATTGTATACTCCTGCTAATATTAAACTAAGAATACCAGCAGCTACAAACATAGAAAAATTAATTGAAAATACGAATATATCTAGATGAGTACATTATTTTATTCACAAGTTAATCAATCAGTTCAGCAAGAACTATTAGCACGAGGTCAAGCTGGTGCTACCAAACGTACTACTGCTGAAATTAATTACATGGTAGGTAAAATTGCAAATGTACAACTAGAAGCATATGGATCAAAACCAACACCTACTACAAAAGCGCTGCCTGGGTTTGGTGTATTAGGTGGACTAAGTGTTTTAGGTGATGCATATATGCCTAGCGGTGAAAATGGTTATTTGAATGATTTAATTAGACCTGCTCGAAGAATACCTCCTGTGATTACTGATGTATCAATT